ATGACCGTAGCCAATATTGCCCCGGCCCTGCCCGAAACCATGCGCCTGGTGGCTGAGCTGATCGGGCTGCCGCGCACCTTGCAACTGGTGCAGGCGCTGGGCGGCACCACCTTGCCCATCTCCAAAAACCAAAGCAAGGCGGGCCAGCTGCGCTTCGCCGCGTTGGTGGAGGTGATAGGGGAGGACGCCGCCGCCAGTCTGACCCATCATTTTGGCGGCGACATCCTGTACGTGCCGCGTTGCAGCCAAGCCTTGCGTCTGGCGCGCAATCAGCAGCTGTTGAGCGACTTCGATCAGCTGCTGGACCAAGGCCTGGGCGCCAACGAGGCGGTCAGCGTGCTGGCCATCCGCTTCCAACTGAGCGACCGCATGGTGTGGCGCGTGCTGAAAACGCCCAGTCAAGATCTGCATTAAGGCTGTACTCCGCTTCTCCTCTCTTCCGATTTCTCCTGTTTGTTTTCAGCCGGTTCCGCCTCTGCCTGGCAGGGCAGCGCGCGCGCCGCGCAAGGCGGCCGGCTTGCGGCCGGCCGATGAGCCACGTTTCGCCAACAACAAGGAGTTTTCATGGCCAGCAGAGCTATTTCCGACCTGCATCCGCAGTTGCAACCCCTGGCCGAGGCCTTTGTGCGGCGCTGCCGCGACGCCGGCGTGGAGGCTTTGATCACCTGCACCTGGCGCTCCGGTGCGGAACAGGACGCCTTGTACGCGCAGGGCCGCAGCCGGCCCGGTCTCAAGGTCACCAACGCCCGCGCGGGCCAGTCCGCGCACAACGCCATGTTGCACGGCAGTCCGGCCGCGCGGGCCTTCGACGTGGTGCCGCTGATTGGCGGCAAGCCGGTCTGGGACGCCCACCATCCGCACTGGCAGCTGATGGGCGAGATCGGCGCCGCGCTAGGCCTGAATTGGTATGGCCGACCGGACGCGCCATTCCGCGAGTTTCCCCACTTTGAGTTGAATCCGACCGACCTCGACAAGGAGAAAAAATGATGCGTCTGTCCGACTTGCTGACCCGGCCCGGCGGCCGCCGGCTGAGCCATTCCCGGCTGTGGGCGAACATCGCCTGCGCGGCGGCCACGCTCTTGTTCGTGGTGGAAGGGCTGCGCGGCACCCTGGGTGCGGATATCTGGCTGATTTATCTCGGCATCGTCGGCGGCTACTCCGCCGGCTTGCGGCTGATCGCCGCCTGGCGCGATCGAGGCGGGCGCTGATGGGGCCGGGCTTCGCATGGCTGAAATTGGGGGGCTGGCTGCTGCCGCCCTTGCTGGCGGCGGGCCTAGCCTACCCGCTGGGGCTGCGTCACGGCGCGGAGAACTGGCGCGCGCGCTTGGCCGAACAGCGGGCGGCGGATCAAGGCCGCCAGGCCGCGGAAGCGGAGCGCGCCCAATTGCAACTGCAGGCGGCCTTGCAGCAGCAGCAACGTCTGCGCGAACTGCTGGGCAGGCAGGAGGCGCGCTTGTTGAGTCAGCAACAGGATCTGCAGCAGCGGCTGCGAGACCAGAAACAAAGGATCGAATATGTCGTGCAACAGGATGGCGGCCGCTATGGCGGCCTTGGCCCTGACAGCCTGCGCCTCTACCGGCAAGTCCTCGGCTACGCCGCCGCCGCAGTGCCCGCAACCGACCCCGTATCTATTGCAAATCCCCATCAAGCCGCCTCCGCCGGCGCCGGGCTACCGGCAGCAGACCTCCTGGCTCACGCCGCCGATTACGGCGCCTGGTGCCAGCAGCTGGAACAAAGGCTGACGGCGCTCGGCGGGCTGTTTACTTCCGAAGGACCACAACCATGAGCGACTTTTTCGATCGGGCCAGCGAGCTGGAAACCGAGTTCCGCGAGCAAGCGATTGCCCGCCATTACCAGCAGTTCGACCAGACAGGCTACAGCCACTGCGAGGATTGCGGCGACCCCATTCCGTCCGCGCGACGGGCGATCATGCCCAGCTGCACCCGCTGCGTGATTTGCCAACAACTGGCCGAAGGCTGAAAGGCGGGTTTCACGTGGAACATGACAATCTGATGGCCCTGGGCCGCATAGAAGGCAAGCTGGACATGATCGTGGCCCACCTCGCCAAACAAGACAAAAAACTGGAAGAGCTGGACAGCCGCCTGCGCGACGTCGAAGTCCAGGCCGCGCGCAGCGGCGCCTTGTCCGGCGCGGTGTCCGCGCTGGCGGTGACGCTGCTGGGCGAGTTCCTCAAGCGCTTAATCCACTGAGCGCGCAAACAGCTTTGGCGTAAATGCCGCGCGTGCATTTCTACACCGGTTCCAAGTTATTTTCCTCCCCCCGCCCACGCGCTGCGGATCGGTAACAGCATCCAAGGCGCGACGCCGATTCTGCCTCGTATTCAATCAACCCAGAGAAGGAGAGCCAGGTGTCGAACACGACTGTCTGCATCAAGCCGCAATTCCAGGTCAATGTCCTGGGGCAAGCGGAAACCAATCCCGTACGTATCGAAATGAATCAGTGCTGCTGCGACGACGGCGCAAACTCGGGCGCTTCGGTTCCGAGCGGCGCCATCCAGTATTTCGCCCGCAAGGAAGCGCCGGCGGGCTGGATCAAGGCGGATGGCTCGCTGGTGTCCAAACAGCAATATGCCTCTTTGTACCAGGCTATTGGCGATATGTTCGCCAACAAGGAAATGGACACGGACATCCAGGCGCTGCTCAAGTTTGACGATCGCAACAAATTGATCGATCTGATCAGCGGCAAAGAGGCGGTGCTGGTGGGCACCGCGAACCTGAGCTCCGAGCAAAGCAAATTCGGCAAAACCAGTTTGCAGACCAAGGCCAAGGGCCATTACGCCCGCTTCACCGTGCAAAGCAAGTTCAACCCGGACGCGTTCACGATTGAAGGCTGGCATTACCCGATGTTCACCGGTCATCCCAACTGGATTTTCGGCATGAACGCTTCGGCGCCCTGGGGCGAGATCGGTCTCGGCATCCATTCGCAGACCAAGGCGCCGATGGTTTGGTTGGCCGGTCCCGGTTCCGGTTTTATCTGCGAAGGCGTACAGGGCCAGGCCAATGCGTTTCCTGAGGCCCGCTGGTATCACATCGCGTTGTGTTACGACGGCGCGACCTATCGCCTGTTTGTCGACGGCAAGCTGGCGTGGAGCCTGAAGACTGAGCTGAAAGTCAATATTCCGGACAACACCATTGTGTTCTCGGTGGATGGCCACGACCCGATTTACGCCGACTCCGCCGGCGGCTACTTCCAGGATTGGATGATTTCCAAGAAGTGCCGCTACCAGGCCGAGTTCACTCCGCCGGGTGAACAAACCGGCTCGTCCCGTCCGGAAAACACCGAGCTGTTTCAATTGCCCGATCTGCGGGGCGAATTCATCCGTGGTTGGGACGATGGACGTAAGGTTGATGCAGGTCGGGTATTAGGTTCGGCGCAAGCATCGACGCAAGCACTAGTGGACGACGATGTTGCTCTGGCGGTTGGAGTCATCGATCGAAAGAGCAATAACTTGCTTGAGTTGGGGTATGAGCCGGCGACTTCCTCATCCGTTCAAGTTCACAAGCTCACTCCTAGTGGCCAAGCGGTGGGCGACGCCCAATCGCTCCGATCCATCCGTCCTCGCAACCTCGCCCTGCTGGCCTGCATCAAGGCCTGATCCACCTCGGCCGCGCCCGCGGCCGCAAGCCCCACTGACATCGCTCAGCTAAGCCCAAAACCGCGGGCGCGAGACAATAGCCGTATCGATAAACCGCTGAATCATTGAGGAAATCATGTCCCAGCTGATCCAACTGCAAGACGCCATCGCCGACCGCCTGCGCCAAGGCCTGGGCCGCATGGTGCGCGAAGTGGCGGCCGATCTGGACGAAACCGGCCTCTGCGGGCTGGATCTGGCGCAAGGCCGTTACCAAAGCCGGCTGACGCCGGCGGCGGGCAGCCCGGGTCTGAATCCGCAGGCGCTGGCGCGCTTGCCGGCGTTGTGGACCGTGGCCGGCGGCGTTATCGCCTGCCAGCCTTCGGCCAGCCAACGCCAGCGCTACAAGGCGCAGGCCCGCTTCACCGTCATCGTCGGCGACCGCCTGCAGGCGGATCGCGGCTACGCCGGCGCCGGCGTCTGGCAGCTGGTTTACGCGGTGCGTCGCTTGCTGGCGGCCCAGGATTTCGGCCTGGCGGTGTCGCCGCTGATTCCCGAGCAAGTGCGACCGCTGGCTCAGGCGCAGCGGGACGGCGAGCCCTGGAGCCTGGTGGCTTGCGATTTCGCCACCCACTGGCTGGACGAGGCGCTGGACAACGGCCACTGGCCGTCGCCGCAAGGCGAGACGGATCCGGACCAGCTGTTCGCCCGCTTCGGCGGCAGGCTGGAAGGCCCCGCCGCCGAATGGCGCAGCACCCGGCTGGACTACAGCCTGGACGGCAAAACGGCCGTCAAGGCCCAGGATGTCGTGCTGCAGCCCAAGCCGCCCGCCGTTTGATTTTTCGCAGTATCCCGCCGCGCTGTCCGGCGCGGCGACTTTCCCCCAACCGCATCAATCAGGAGCCCATACTTTATGGCCAGCCCCAACATCAGCTTCGACCAGATTCCGGCGTCCATCCGCAAGCCGGGCAAATACTTCGAGTTCAACACCAAGCTGGCGGTGCGCACCCTGCCGGGCAATCCGCAGCGCGTGCTGGTGATCGGCCAGCGTTTCGCCGACTCCGCTCAGCCGGCTCTGGCCGCGCTGGACGTGTTCAGCGACGAGCAGGCCGCTCAGGCTTTCGGCCGCGGCTCCTACGCCCATCTGCTGGCCCGCGCCGCCATCAACGCCAACCCCTATCTGCAACTCAGCGTGATCGCGGTTGACGACGCGGACAGCGCTGCCGCCGCCGTCGGCACCTTCACCTTCACCGGCCCGGCCACCGGCGCCGGCGTGGCCAGCCTGTTCATCGGCGGCCGCCGCGTCGACGTGGCCGTGGCCGCAGGCGACGACGCCGCCAAGATCGCCGCCGCCGCCAAGGCTGCCGTCGACAAGCTGGCGGATCTGCCGGTGACCGCCTCCGCCGCCAAGGAAGTGCTGACCCTGACCGCTCGCCACAAAGGCGCGGCCGGCAACGCCGTCGCCTTGAAAGCGCAGGAACAGATCGCCGGCCTCGGCATCACCGTGGGCGCGATGAAGGGCGGCGCCGCCGATCCGGACATCGCTCCGGCGCTGGCGGCCGTGGTCAGCGGCGGCCACCACATCGTGGTCAACCCCTTCAACAACGACACCGCCTTCACCGCGCTGCGCACCCATCTGGACTTCGTGTCCGGTCCGATGGAGCAACGCGGCGCCATCGGCGTGGTCGGCGCCGTCGGCACGCTGTCGGAAGTCAGCGCCGTCGCCTCCAAACTGGCCAGCGGCCGCGTCAGCGCCGCCTGGTATCGCGGCTCCGCCAAGCTGCCGGGCGAACTGGCCGCCGCTTACGCCGCGGTGATCGCCAGCGAGGAAGATCCGGCCCGTCCGCTCAACACCCTGGAGCTCAAAGGCCTGGACGTGGTGGAACTGGCCGCCCGCACCAGCCGCACCGAGCAGGAAAACGCCCTCTACAACGGCGTGACCCCGCTGGAAGTGGGCCCGGGCGAACGCGTGCAGATCGTGCGCTCCATCAGCACCTACACCAAGGACGCGCAGGGCGTGGATGACGTGTCGCTGCTGGATCTGACCACCATCCGCACTCTGGACTACGTGCGCCGCGCCTGCCGCGAGCGCGTGGCGCTGCGCTTCCCGCGCGAAAAACTGTCCGATCGCACCCCGTCCAAGGTCCGCTCCGAGCTGCTGGACGTGCTCTACAAGCTGGAAGAGCTGGAAATCATCGAGGCGGTGGAGGCCAACAAGGACGGCCTGATTGTTGAGCGCGATGCGCAAGACGTGAACCGTCTGGACGCCAAGATCCCGGTGGACGTGGTCAACGGCCTGCACGTGTTCGCCGGCCGCATCGATCTGCTGCTGTAAGAACGTGTTTACGGTCTCGCGAGCTAAGGCGAGACAAGGCGAAAACGGCTGAGAAAGCGGAATGTACGCGTGGTACATGAGCATTTCGAAGCGGGTTTCAACGCCGTATCGCCGACGCGCAGCAGATCGTAAACAGGTTCTAAGCGGCGCTGGGTAAACACGCGGGGTGCCGCGGCGCGCCGTCTTGCCCCTGCGCGCTTACCCGGGCGGACCTAGTTTTCCCCCGTTAACGCTTGATCCGGCGGCCCGCCGTCAAACCGGCCGGGCCGCCCACATGAAACCGAAAAGGACATTCACATGGCTTTGAAAGAATACGCAGGTTCGATCGTACTGGAAGTCAACGGCCAGGAAATCGACGTCATCGATCTGAACGTCAGCAGCAAGACCGGCCGCAAGCTGGTGAAAACCATGAACAGCAGCGGCCGCGCCCGCGGCTTCGCGCGCGGCATCTCGGAATACGAGCTGTCCGTCACCGTCTCCATCCCGCTGTCCGGCGAGCTGGACTGGGAAGCGATCGAAGGCGCCAAGCTCACCGAATTCCCGGTGGCGCCGGGCGGCAAGCGCACCAGCTACCTGGACTGCTTCACGCTGGAAGTGGGCGAGAAATACGGCGTGGAAAGCGAAGCGCGCCGCGATATCAAGCTGCTGTCGCTGCGGAAAGTTCAGGAGTAATTAGCTAAGGCTTCACTTCATTGACTCGGCCTAAGGAAGGGCCTCGCTGATGTCGAATTAGCATGGCTCTTCCTTATTTTGTACCGAATTGTCGGCTGATGCTTTTGGACGAATAAATCTTGGTGCCGTCGAGGTGTGAATTGATGGGAAATTATCACTATGCCGCTTGGTACTTTTGAATGGTTCGCTTGGCAGAATAATTGTTTAGGGGAATAAATGTCTAAATTCACCATTGTGGAAAGTGTTGGAAATCGTATTGAGCCTATCAAAAAATACGATGATATAGAAAAACATCACCCATCTAAAGGAAAGGAGAAGGGTCGGCAGTATGAAACACTGCATGGGAAATTAGAGGAGATTGCAAAGTCTAATGGACAATTGCATGTCAAAAAAGATTTTATTTTGTCAGAAAATGGCAATTCAAATGTTAATGTTCCTTCCCCAGTAGCTGGGTATGCTTATTATGATAAAAATTATGGAACAGTTGCTGTGTATGATAAACCAAAGACAGATGGTGGTAAGCTAACAGCAAAGCTACACCATATAAAGCCAGGGACGTTAACTTTTGGAAATGGTGGGCGTGTTGAGTATGGGCAGGGTCTTGGGCAGCAGTATGGAACTGGGAAAAATGGAAGGAAAACTTACGGGATACATTCCCACGTAGAAACAGATGAGATAACTTTTAGAAAATATATTGATGATATTGTTTCTGGAAAAATAATTTCAAGCTCAGCAGAAATAAAAAAGCAAGAATCAAAAAGAAATCAGAATAAAATTAAAGGAAGTGGAGAAAATGAGATCGAAAGCTGGACGTTAGGGCAAACCTCAAAGAGGTTTGAGTCAAATAAAGGAGGTGCTGGTACTATATCCACAGGGAAAGGTGATAAAGGGGGTGTTTCCTACGGAGCGTATCAACTTTCTTCTAAAGAAGGAGCAGTACAGGAGTTCTTGAAGAAAACTAAATATGGTCAAGTGTTTTCTGGGCTTGAACCTGCTACAAGTGGATTTAATAAGAAGTGGAAGGAAATCGCTGCGTCAGATTCCGATTTTTATGCGGCGCAGTACAGCTTTATTAAAGATAAGTATTATGAAAAACAGTTGGATCGTTTGAAAAAGCAAGGGGTTGATGTCTCTGGGCGAGGTCGTGCAGTCCAGGATATGGTGTGGTCAACCGCAACACAGTTTAGAAATAATACTACATCGATTTTTAAGAATGCTCTTAAAGGGCAGGACGTAAGTAAAATGTCGGACGCGCAGATAATATCTGCGGTACAGGACTATAAAGCTGAAAAAAATGAGAGCCTGTTTAGGAACTCAAGTTCAGATGTTAGAAAAGGCACGCTTAATCGAGCTAAGCAAGAAAAAGAAGCATTGCTAAAGCTGGCAGCTACGAGGCCTAAGAGCGATGCTGAGAAAGTAAATAAAGAGCAAGAGGCAATCAAGCAAAAAGCTGAGCAAATCAAGGCGCAAGAAGCGGCCAAGCAAAAAGCTGATCAGGCCAAGGCGCAAGAAGCGGCCAAGCAAAAAGCTGAGCAAGCCAAGGCACAAGAGGCGGCCAAGCAAAAAGCTGAGCAAGCCAAGGCGCATGAAGCGGCCAAGCAAAAAGCTGAGCAAATCAAGGCACAAGAAGCGGCCAAGCAAAAAGCGGAGCAAGCCAAGGCGCAAGAAGCAGCCAAGCAAAAAGCTGAGCAAGCCAAGGCGCAAGAAGCGGCTAAACAAAAAGCTGAACAGGCCAAGGTAAAAGAGGCCGCTAAGTCTAAGGCAGCTCCCGTACCGGCTGGTGGGATCCTGCTACCCGAGGGAAGAGAAGTTGCCAGTACAAACACAGGGGGAGCAGATGCTGCACAACTGCAAGCTATCTTATCCGCCTTGCAAGCCACCCTGTCCCAGCTCAGCAGCGTGCTGTCCCAACCCATCCAAGTCACCGTCGACGTCCAAAACGGCAATATCGTCGCCGCCGTCAACGCCGCCAATAGCCAACAACAAAGGAGAAGCTGATGTTCAATCTCAGTCTGTTTGCCGGTTCCGCCGCCGGCGCGCTGGTGGACGCCAGTTTCCGCGGGGTGCGTTTCGAATGCCTGCGCAGCGTGGACAGCGCCCAGCGCGACCAGGCGATGCACGAATATCCCTATCTGGACGGCGCCGACGTAGAAGACCTGGGCCGCAAGGCGCGCAAGGTTTCGCTCAGCGTCTTCTTCTGGGGCCGCGATTATCAGCAGCGGCTGCGCGACTTCGTCGCCGCGCTGGACCAGGCCGGTCCGGGCGAGTTGATCCACCCGGTATTCGGCAGCATGCCCAAGGCGCAATTGCTGGATTACCAGATCAGTCACGAGGCCGACGCGCCGGATTCCTGCACCGTGGAAGCGAACTGGGTGGAGGCCACGCCGGGCAATCCCTTTTTCGCCAGCCAGCAGCCCTTGCAGCAGGTGGAGGCCATCAGCGCTTTGGCGGCTAAGGCGCGCAGTCTGGGCGGCGAGGCCTTCGCCAAGGCTCAGGGCCTGCTGCAAAACGCCAATACCGCGCTGACCCGGCTGGGCGCGCTGCGCGTGCGCTTGAGCGATACCGTGCGGCAGCTTGCCGGCATGGCGCAGCAAGGCATTGCCCAGGTGGTGGACTTGCTGGCCTATCCGCAAGCCTTCATCGGCCAGGTGACGTCCTTGGTGGACGAGGTCGCCAACTGGCGTTTTGGCGTCAAGCTGGAAATCTGGCCGGGCCTGAAGTGGGAGGCGGAAGCGAAGCTGCCGCAGGCCACTCTGGCCGATTGGAACGCGATGAAGGACAGGCTCAACGGCGTGTCCAAGAAAATCGGCCGCGCGTCGGACAGCTTGAGCCAGGCCGGCAAGGCGCTGGAGGTCTGGACCGAGGACGAGATCCGCATCGACGCCTTGCTCAAGCTGACCGTGTCCACCTCGATGGCGAACGCCGCCGCCGATCTGTTCCGTTCGGAAGCCGCGCAGCCGACATTGACGCCGCCGGCGCTGGAGCAAGTGGCCGGCGACGTGCGCGCCACCTTGCAGCAGACCATAGAGCAATGGCGCAAGGCGCTGCCGGGAGAGGACGCGCGCCAGGTGATTGAAAGCCTGCGCGATCTGGGCCTGCAGGTGCAGCGCAGCGCCGCCGGCCTGGTGGCCGCCAAGCCGCCCTTGATTACCCGCAAGGTGGAATCCGCCGCCAATCTGCGTCAGTTGGCCCATCTGTGGTACGGCGACAGCGGCCGCGCCGCCGAACTGCTGCGCCTGAATCCGCAGCTGGCGCATCCCAACCATCTGCAAGCAGGAGAGCTGATCCATGGTTACGCCCGCTAAAAGCGCCTCGGCCAAGAACGAAGTCAGCCTGGAGATCGCCGGCAAGGCCCATCGTTACTGGACCCAGTACAGCATCGACTCCGATCTGACCGTGGCCGCCGACGCCTGGCAGGTGTCGCTGGGCCTGCCCGGCGGCGAGGTGCCGCCGGCGGTGGAGCCGGGCGCCGAGGTCAAGGTGCTGGTGGGCGCGGACGTGGTGCTGCAGGGGCGGGTGGACGACATCAGTCACAGCATAGGCGCCGGCAGCCACCAGCTGACGCTGTCGGGCCGGGATCTGGCCGGTATGTTGCTGGACTGCAGCGCGCCGTTGCTCACCGGCAAGGGCATGACGCTGAGCGACGTGCTGGAGAACGTGATCAAGCCGCTGGGCGTCAGCCGGGTGCGCGTGGATGGCAAGGCCAAGGGCCAGATCGAGAAAATCAGCGTAGACCCGGGCAACAGCGCCTGGGACGTGCTCACCCGCGCCGCCGCAGCCAACGGCCTGGCCGCCTGGTTCGATCCGGACGGCACCCTGGTGGTGGGCGGACCGGACTACAGCGCGCCGGCCAAGGCCAAGCTGATCCTGCGCCGCGACGGCAAGGGCAACAATGTGCTCAGCCTGACGGAAACCCGTTCCCACGCGCCGCGCTACTCGCAGCTGACCCTGCTAGGCCAGGGCCATCGTCAAGCCTTGACTCCGGGCAGACACGATCTCAAGCACCAGTCCGCGGACCCGGATGTTCGTTATCACAAACCGCGCATCGTGGTGGAGCCGGACGCCGCCAACCCGGCGGAACTGGCGGCGCGCGCGGACAAGATGCTGGCCGACGCGCGGCTGGCCGGCTACACCCTCAGCGCCACCGTGGCCGGACATCGCAACAGCGCCGGCGAACTGTGGACCCCCGGCCAGCGCATCCAGGTGGAAAGCGAGCCGCACGGCATCAAGGGCGGCACTTATTTCCTGATGGCGCGCACCTTCAGCGGCGGGCGTGGGCAGGGCAGCACTACCCGGTTGACGTTGAAAGAGGACGGCCGCTGGCTGCCGGTCATGCGCAAACGCTGAGACAAAGAAAGGTTGAAACGATGTGGAATGATGTAGACCAGAGAATTCGCCGCGCCTTCAGCAATGTGCGGCAGGGCTTTCGCGCGGTGCTGACCCGTGTGGACAGCGCCGGCGACGTGCAAACCGTGCAGGCCGATGCCTTGGCCGGCGAGCAATTGCAGGACGCCGAGCTGTTCCAGCATTACGGCTACAGCGCCAATCCGCCGCCGGGCAGCATGGCGGTGGTGCTGCCCTTGGGCGGGCGCAGCAGCCACGGCGTGGTGATCGCCACCGAGCACGGCAACTACCGGTTGAAGCAGCTCAAACCCGGCGAAGTGGCGCTGTACAGCGACGAAGGCAGCAAGATCGTGCTTAAACGCGGCCGCTTGATCGAGGTGGAGTGCGACACCTTCAGCCTGCGCTGCAAGAACTGGCAGGTCAACGCCAGCGAGCAGGCCAGCTTTACCACGCCCACGCTCAGCACCAGCGCGCAGCTGGTGGCGCAAGGTCAGATCAAAGGCAATGGCGGCATGGCCATTCAGGGCGGCGTCACCGTCAGCGGCGACGTGGTGGCCGGCGGCAAGAGCCTGGTGGGCCACCAACATAACGGCGTGCACGGTACGACCAGTCCACCGTTGTAAAACACGATTTTCACCAAGCGTGCTCTTGATATCGCTTGTTTGAATGTTCGCCGGCACTGACCCGCGTCCCTTATCCCCAACCCCTGCAAACCCGGAAAATAACGCCATGGACCCTCTATTGGACCCCATCACCGGCGATTACGCCGGCGGCACCACCGACACCCTGGCCAATGCCGTCTACCTGAGGCTGATGACCCCGCTGGGCGGCTGGTGGGCCGATCCCGAACTCGGCTCCCGCCTGCATCTATTGTCTCGCAGCAAGGACAGCAACCAGATCGACCTGCTGGCCTGCCAATACGCCGAACAAGCCTTGCAACCCTTGTTGCGCGACGGCCGCGCCCGCCGCGTCGGCGTAGAGGCGCAACGCCCCGGCAGCGGCCGTTTGCTGCTGCTGGTCGAAGTGGAAGAGGCCGGCGGCCAGACCCGACATTTCCAACACCATGTGAGGATAGCCTGATGCCTTTGTCCACCCCGGATTTTGAAACCATACGCGGCGCGCTGCTGCGCGATTTGCAAAACCTGCGCGCCGACGCCGACGTCGGTCCCGACAGCGACTTTTACGTGCGCGCCAGCTCGGTCGCCAGCGCGGTGGAAGGCTTGTACCAGCATCAAAGCTGGATCGCCCGCCAGATCTTCCCGGACAGCGCCGACCGCGACTATCTGGAACAGCACGCCCGGGTGCGCGGCCTCAGCCGCAAGCCGCCGGTGGCGGCCAAAGGCCTGTTGCAACTGAGCGGCAATCCCGGCGCCGGCTTCGCCGCCGGTCTGAAAGTGCGCTTGGGCGAACAGCTCTACACCACCCAGGCCGGCGGCCAGCTGGATGTGGACGGCCAGGCCCGCGCGGCGGTGGCCGCCGATCTGCCCGGCCTGGCCGGCAATGTGCCGGCCGGCACGGTGGCGGAACTGATGGCCGCGCCCAGCGGCCTGGCCAGCCGCGTCAGCTTCGCGAGCATGGACGGCGGCGTGGACGAAGAGGACGACGCCGCCTTGTTGGCGCGGCTGCTGGAGCTGATCCGTCGCCCGCCGGCCGGCGGCAACCGCCATGATTACCGACGCTGGGCGCTGGAAGTGCCGGGCGTGTCCGCCGCCTACGTCTACCCGTTGCGCCGCGGCCTCGGCACCGTGGACGTGGTGATCACCGCCCAGGACAGCCTGCCCTCGGCCGACACCCTGGCCGCGGTGCAAGCCCATATCGAGGACCTGCGTCCGGTCACCGCCAAGAACTGCCTGGTGCTGGCGCCCACGCCGCGTCCGGTGGATATCGAGGTGGCGCTGACGGTGGACGGCACCACGGTGCAAGCCGTCACCGAGCCGCTGCGTCAGGTGCTGGCCGCCCATTTCTCCAGCCTGGCCCCCGGCAGCAAGCTGTACAAGAGCCGGCTGGAAGCCTTGATCTCCGACCTGCCCGGCGTGGTGGACCGCCAATTGCTGTCGCCCGCCGACAATGTCGCGCCGACGGTGAATGAGAAAACGGTGGAATGGCTGCGCCTGGGCAAACTCACGGTGAGGGGGATGCAATGAGTCCGCAAACCCCGCATAGCGAACTGCTGACGCGCTTGCTGCCGCCGGTCAGCTACAGTTCGGACGGACCGCGGCTGCAAGCCGAGCTGGGCAGCGAAGGCGCGGCACTGGACCGGGTGCAGAACGGCGCCCGGCAGCTGGTGGGCGCCACCACGCCGCTGCTGGCCGAAGGCCTGTTGCCGGATTGGGAGCGCGTCTGCGGTCTGACCCCGCCGACGGACGCGCCCTACCAGCAGCGCCAGCAGGCGGTGTTGGCCAAGCTGGCGGAAACCGGCGGCCTGTCCATTCCTTACTTCACCCGGCTGGCGTCGGGCATGGGCTACCGCATCGCCATCAGCGAGCCGCAGCCTTTCCGCGCCGGCATCAACCGCGCCGGCCAGCAGCTGTGGACGGCGGACATCCCCTGGGTGTGGCAAGTCACCGTGTTCGGCGCCAAGACCCGCCCGTACTTCTTCCGCGCCGGCCAGTCGCTGGCCGGAGAACGCCTGACCACCTTCGGCGATCCGCGACTGGAAGATCTGTTCAAGGATCTGAAGCCGGCCCACACCTACGTCTACTTCGCCTACCAGCCTTAAACCGCGCCGAGCGCGGACCTTCCCGTCCTTTCTCCCTTCCCCTCACAGCCCCGCCCCGGCGGGCGGGAGCCTGTGCTCTTTCCCTTCCTTCAGGAGCGCTCCATGCAAGACCCCCAATCCACGGCAAACCCCGATCAAAACAAAGACCTTGCGGCCGACACCGCGCCGGTTCCGGCGTCTTCGGTCTTCGATACGCAGCAGGAGGTTTGGGCGCGCCTAGGCAGCCAATCCCAGCAAACCCCGTCCCTATCCTGATTCATTCACTGTTTTTTTGGAGAGACTGATGAAAGATGTCATCAAGCCGGTTCCCACGCCGGACACCCTGTTTCACGACGGCAACCCCAGCAGCGGCGAGCTGGGCACCATTGTCGGCGCTGACTGGCTGAACAACGTCCAGTCCGCGGTCATCGCCAGCCAGGAGGAGCTGTTGACCGTGGTCAAAAGCAGCGGCCAGAACGCGGACCCGGCGCGCAAAGACCAGTTGCTGCAGGCGGTGAAGCAGATCGCCTGGGGCGGTCCCAGCAAGCCGACCACGCTGGCCGGCTACGGCATCACCGATGCGATGAAGACCGACGATTGGGGGATAAACGGCTACAAGGAGCTGCAAGTGGGCCCCGGCCGCGAGTTCGCCGACATCGCCAGCGCCTGGAACAGCCTCAACGGCAAAACCCTGAAGACCGACGTGCTGATCAAGGTGGACGATGGTCAATACACATCGACCGGCATTGGCTTGGGCAACCAGCCCTTCGCCAGCCGCATCCGTATCCGCGGCAATATCGCCAACCCCTCGGCTTGTCAGATCCGCTTCATCGCCGACGCCAACAAGGTCAGCCACGGCGTGGTGTTCTCCAATGCCCGCGGCGTCGAATTTTCCGGTTTTCACTTGATCGGCGAAGCCACCGAAAACAACTGGACCCATCGTTGCCTGCATATCGGCGAAGGCTCCTGGGTTTGGGGCGCGGAAAGCTCTTTGATCCTGGAGGGCGCGAGCAGCGGCCTGCAAGTGGAGCAAAACTCCCGCTTCAGCAACAGCAAGCTGAGGGTCAACAAGGTTAAAGAGTGGGGCGCCGCTGTCGGCGGCGGCTCCCACTGCGAGCTGCACAACTTGAACATTGTCGGCGAGGGCAAGAACTATCTGACCAAGGTGCCATTGCGCCTGGATATCAACGACCGCAGTACCAATCCGCAAGGGATAATATGCGCGGATACCAGCCGAGCTTGGGTAACCGAGGGGCGTATTACCGGGGTGCGAACTGGTTTTGCCTCCGCCCGCAACGCCTATCTCTGGTGCGATGGCAGCGTGGTGGAGCAATCGGGGGTCGGCTTCGAGGCGCATTCTGGCGCTGTGACATGGAATCATGGTTCCGGACCGGTGCCGTCTTTGCCGCAGGGGCGGCGCGGCAAGGCGCTCAATTGCGATACGGGTTTCCAAGCGGTTTGGGCTGGGGTGATTTACGCGCCGATGGCCATTGCGGAAAACTGCAACAATGGGTTCCGAGCGCTTTGCGGAACGACCATGGTAATTAATGGCGGTTGGGCAAAGAACTGCCAGGTGGGGTTTGAGACCTACAGCACCAGTTATTTGGAGGCCTACGACACCAAGGCCGCATCGACCGGTTGCCCGACGGTGTATTCGCCGGCCACCAGCGGCGTGGCGGGCAATGCCAACAGCGTGCTCAGCTTCAGTTAAGTCGGCCAAGCGCACGCCAGCCGCATCCTTTCCGGATGCGGCTTTTTTTGCGGCTATGGCACTGACACCCGTCGCCTGCCGCCCTGCGCGCGTTTCCCGCAAAATCGTTCCCAGTCATTTCAGCAGCGACAGCTGTCATCGGCCTCCGGCCGATTTTTCTTTTCGCCTTTTCTTATCCGCGGGAGACGATTCCATGCAAGAAGCACTCAAGCCCATCAACACGCCGGACACTCTGTTTCACGACGGCAACCCCACCACCGGCGAACTGGGCACCATCGTCAGCGCCGACTGGTTGAACAACCTGCAACTGGCTACGCGCTCGGCTCAGGAGGAGCTGATCTCCCTGATCAAGGACAGCGGTCAAACGCTGGACGCCAGCCGCAAGGACCAGCTGCTGCAGGCGGTGAAAAAAATGGCTTGGGGCGGGGACAGCAAGCCGACCACATTGGCGGGCTACGGCATCAGCGACGGCGCCACCAAGGCGGAGGTGGCGGTCAAGGCCGACAAGGCCAGCACCCTGGCGGGCTACGGCATTCAGGATGGCATCACTGTGGGCATGCTGCCGCGGCGGAATCTGTTGGCGGACGGCGGGCGTTTTTTTGATCCGTTTACCCCTGAGGGAACGGTACAGGCTCGGAGTAATCAGATGGCGGTGCCGTTTGCTACGACTTTGTTTTCGGTTTCATATAGTCAGAGTACAAGTTCAGTGGGGCGGTTCATGCACGATAACAGTACATATGAAGGCACCGGTTCGAAACTGGCGCAACCGGTGGTGGATTTGTTGAATGCGATGGAACGGGGAAACAAACGCTATGGTTATGAGTTTCATATTGCGGAATTAAACTGTGGGGCGTTGACCGCCGCACCACAAGTACGTGATGGTAAGAATATGGCGATAGCTTTGGCGTATGCTGCGGTAACTGAAGGACCTGTCACATTTATGAGTTGGTTACGTTGCACTAGTGGTTCTATTTACTTTGATTATGGCGAGTATCGTAACGGCAAGAAAATGATGAATAAACGCCTTACTCCTAGTGATGGTTGGGTTCATATGGCGGGTGTCGCAGACTGGGGAGGGGGTTACAGTCATTGCCATATTTACGCTGAGAATAACTCGGTCTTCCAACTGGCCTTGCCTGCAGCGCTGTCCGGTATGCATGGCGGTTACGTACACAAAGCGCCGATCGCGCCGTAAACATCATTGGTTTTCAAGTATGGCAATCCTGCGGGGTTGCCATTTTTTTGCCTGCTCGCCACTGACATCCGTCCGCTGCTGACGCGCGTCGCTCCCCGGCACAATGAGGGCATTAATTCACTAGCGAAGCGGGTCAACTGGCGGTCTGACGACGGCTGAAGTGGTCCGCGCCCCTGCCTATGTCGCCGGCCCGGCTCATAGGCAGACTCACTAAGGAGCGAGAGCGCGATGCAAAACACCTTGAAGCCGATCAACAGTCCGGACGGCCTGTTTCATGACGGCAACCCCACTACCGGCGAGCTGGGCACTATTGTCAGCGCTGATTGGCTGAACAGCTTGCAGCAGGCGACAGCCGCCACGCAGGACGAGTTGATTGCCTTGATCAAGGACAGCGGCCAGGCATTGGACGCCAACCGCAAGGATCAATTACTGCAGGCGGTGAAGAAACTGGCCTGGGGCGGTAATAGCAAGCCGACTACCTTGGCGGGTTACGGGATTACCGATGGCGCGACCACGAGTCAAGTTAGAGCTGCGGCGCCGGCGGGGGAGGTTGCGTACTTTGCCATGCCGGTAGCGCCCGAGGGCTGGTTGCGGGCCAACGGTACCCAGGTTTTACAGAGTACTTATCCAGAGCTTTTCAATGCCATTGGGCATCGTTTCGCCCCAATCAAGGGCGAGGTGCAAGCAATGTTGCGTCTGGACGAGGCTGAGAAGTTGGCGGATTGCGCCTGGGGGTCTGCGGTATCAACGTTTGGCGGGGCAGGGATGTCGACAGAGCAGGCCAAGTTTGGGGCGCAAAGCCTGAAGACAATGGAAAACGGCGGCTACGCCAGCATGCCGTTGGCGGAGGCATTTAATCCCAATGAGTTCACCATTGAAGGATGGCATTTCCCAAATTTCACCGGCACCGGCAATAGCAACGGTTATCAGGTGGCATGGATTACCTCCATGAATCAATCCAAGACCTGGGGGGAAATAACGCTTGGCTTTGATAAGGCGAGCAAGGCCCCGGTAATATGGCTGGCTGGTGTTGAATCTGGGTTTATTGTAGAGGCTTCCGCTGGGACTCCAGGCATATTTTCCACTGCGCGTTGGTATCACATCGCTTTTTGCTATGACGGACAAAGTTATCGCCTATATGTTGATGGCGTTTTGACCTGGAGCTTATCCAGCACGCGGCGGGTGTTCATCGCGGATAACACCCTATTGTTTGGCGTGGACGGCTGCGCTCCCGGACTATCCGGTTCTTCTTCCGGCTATTACCAGGACTGGAAAGTCAGCAAAAAAAATCTTTACGCATCGGCATTCTCGCCGCCTAGTGCTCCTGCGGTATATAGAACGGAAACCAATTCCGGCAAGTTCTATTTGCCGAACTTAAATGGCCAATTCTTACGAGGGTGGAGCGATGAACGTGGTGTTGATGGCGGGCGCTCATTTGGGGGGGCGCAATTAGGTAGTGTAGAAGCCCATAGACACCCTAGTCTGGAATGGAATGGGATGGGCTTTTTGGTGAATGAAGCAGGCCAAGGTGACTTAATTCAAGGGACCCATTTCACTGGGTATAGCCCGACTAAATATGCCGGTAGAGTTGACGTAACCGGTGTGACGGGAGGATCTGAAACCCGCCCCCGCAACGTAGCCCTGCTCGCCTGCATCAAATACTAAGGAGACCGCCATGCAAGAACGCACACAGAAAACCGTCTACGCCTACCATCCGAAAACCGGCGAGTATTTGGGCACCACCATGGCGGACTTGTCGCCGCTGGATGTTGAGGAAACTTGGTTGATTCCGGCCAATGCCACCGAGCAGCAACCACCGCAGGCGGGGGACAGGCAAGCAGCGGTCTACCGCGACGGCGGCTGGCTGCTGGTGGTGGATTTTCGTGCGCTCAAGCTGTGGAGCAAGGCCAGCGCGCAGCCGGTGACGGCGCAAATCGGCGACACGCCGGACAGCTTGCAGGCCACCGAGTTGGAACCACCGCCTTTCGCGGTGTGGAACAAGAAAGCCTGGAAAGTGGACACCGACGCGCAGCGTGCGGCGTTGACGGCGCAGGCGCAGCAGGAGCTGCAGCAGCGCTTGGCAGCGGCTTATGCTCAGCGCCGGCCTTTGGAGGACGCGCAGGAGCTGGGGCTGGCGACGACGCAGGAACAAGGTCTGCTGACGGCGTGGAAGCGTTACTGCGTTGAGCTGTCGCGGCTGCCGCAGCAGGCCGCGTGGCCGCAGCTGGGCAAGGCGGACTGGCCTGCGGCGCCTGTCTAAACATTGAGTTTGTGTGCTTGGAAAACGGCGGCTTCGGCCGTCGTTTTGCTTTGTAGCTGTGCTCCAAACTACTGACATCCGTCCACTGCTGACGCGCGTCGCTAAACGGCAAAATGACGGTATTGATTCACTAGCGAAGCAGGTCAGCGGGTGGTTTACGGACCACCCTACCGGCCCGGAGTCCGCCCCAAGCCGCCAGCCCGGCCAGCGGGCCAACCCTGTAAATGGAGCGAGAGCGCGATGCAAAACACCATGAAGCCGATCAACAGCCCGGACGGCCTGTTCCACGACGGCAACCCTTACACCGGCGAATTGGGCACGGTGGTGACCTCGGAGTGGTTGAACAATGTCCAGTCCGCGGCCCAGTCCAGCCAGGACGAGCTGTTGACGGTGATACGCGACAGCGGCCAGAGCGCTGATCCGGCACGCAAGGACCAGTTGTTGCAGGCGCTGAAGAAGCTGACCTGGGGCGGCAATAGCAAGCCGACCACGCTAGCCGGCTACGGCATCACCGACGCCTTGCCGTTGAGCGGCGGCAAGATGAATGGGCGGGTGGATTTTCAGCCCAATTCTCGTTTCCTGGCCGAGGGCGGCAAGGAAGGCGGCCAGCTGCAATTGCAAGCGCCGCAAAGCGACAGCAAGCTCAGCGACGTGAATATCGATGTCTGGGGCAACCAGTTCCGCGTGTTCAACAACGATGGCGTCAAGTCTCGTGGTTTTTACGTGGACCTGACCCAGTGCGAGGACGGCCCTATCACCAATTTGCTGACCATGTCCGGCGCGCCGGGCCTGGTAGGGCATTTCGCGATGCCTTACACGCCGCCAGGCTGGCTGAAATGCGATGGTTCTCCGGTCAGCCGCAGCACTTACCCCGGTTTGTTTGCCGTGATTGGAACCTCTTATGGTGCCGGAGATGGCTCGACGACGTTCAATCTGCCTGATTTGCGTGGGGAGTTTGTGCGAGGGTGGGATGATGGGCGCCGTGTTGATCCGGGCCGTGCGCTGGGGAGTGCGCAGGCCGGGACTGTCGGGCCTCATGTCCACACAATCATACGCCCAAACGATGGAGGTGCATTGGCGCTTACTCCTGGCTCGGGCGGTGGCGCCTGGGCATACGGCAGAGAGATGTTGTCATCTGATCAAATGACACTCGTAACGGGCGCAAACAGTGGCATTGGCGTTGAAACCCGTCCCCGCAACGTAGCCCTTCTCGCCTGCATCAAATACTAAGGAAACCGCCATGCAAGAACGCAAACAGAAAACCGTCTACGCCTACCATCCGGAATCCGGCGAGTATCTGGGCACCACTACGGCGGATCTATCGCCGCTGGATGTTGAGGAAACTTGGTTGATTCCGGCCAATGCCACCGAGCAGCAACCGCCGCAGGCAGGGGACAAGCAAGCGGCGGTCTACCGCGACGGCGGCTGGCTGCTGGTGGTGGATTTTCGTGCGCTCAAGCTGTGGAGCAAGGCCAGCGCGCAGCCGGTGACGGCGCAAATCGGCGACACGCCGGACAGCTTGCAGGCCACCGAGTTGGAACCGCCGCCTTTCGCGGTGTGGAACAAGAAAGCCTGGAAAGTGGACGCCGATGCGCAGCGCGCGGCGCTGGCGGCGCAGGCGCAGCAGGAGTTGCAGCAGCGTTTGGCGATTGCTTATGCTCAGCGCCGGCCTTTGGAGGACGCGCAGGAGCTGGGCTTGGCGACGACGCAGGAACAAGGCTTGTTGACGGCGTGGAAGCGTTACTGCGTTGAGCTGTCGCGCTTGCCGCAGCAGGCCGCGTGGCCGCAGTTGGCCGAGACGGACTGGCCGAAGCAGCCTGCCTGA